ACTAACAAAAAAGTTTGGAAGGCATCGGAGATTCAAAAAATGAACGCTTCGGTGTATGAAAAGTACGAGAAGGAGATTGATTTAGCTTTTAAAGAAGGCAGAATTGATACTCGTGCTTAAACTTAACCTATAAGGAGAACTAAAATGGCTATATCAGCATCTGCGGGTTATGACAACTTACCTAATGGTAATTGGCTACCTAGCATTTATTCGCAAAAAGTTCTCAAGTTTTTCCGAAGAAGCTCTGTTGTTGAGGGTATCACTAACACTGATTACACAGGAGAAATTGAAAACTACGGCGATACAGTAAGAATTATCAAAGAGCCGGCAATTACCGTCTCTTCTTACACAAAAGGTTCTCAAACCAATCTACAAAATATTGCAGATGACCAAACTACTCTTGTAGTTGACACTGCAAATTATTTTGCTTTTAAAGTAGATGATATTGAAGAAAGACAATCTCATATTAACTTTGAATCATTAGCTACCTCTTCTGGTGCTTATGCTCTAAAAAGAAAATATGATAGAGATGTTTTAGAAGCAATGTCTACTACTTCTGGTATTAACACAGGTACAGCAGTAACAGCTAACACAGGCGATTTAGCTTATAGTGTTATTGCAGAAGCATCTAGAATTTTAGATGACCAATCTGTACCAGAAGAAAATAGATGGTTTGCGGCACCTCCAATTTTTTACGAACAACTGTCTGCGGCGGCATCAAAAGTTATGGATGCGTCTGTAATGGGCGATGGTGTTTCAGCGTTGCGTAACGGATTGGTAACAAACAAATCTGTAGCAGGAATGAGCCTGTACAAAACAACTGCATTAAACATTTCTGGAACTGACATTATTACAGCTACTGGTTCATCGAACGAGTATTACATAATGGCAGGTCACATGTCTTCTACTTCAACTGCTTCGCACATTGCGAAAACAGAAGTTGTAAGAGACCCAGATTCGTTTTCTGACATCGTTAGAGGATTACATGTTTACGGTAGCAAGGTCTTAAGACCAGAAGCTCTCGTAAGAACTGTAGTCACTTTATCGTAATATAGGAGGATTAAATGACAACTTATAGTAAAGTTACAGGCGGAACAGCCGGACATCCTTCTACTAGAAGAAAGCCTTATTGGGTTGAAAACACAGTTGATTTATCACTGTTTGACCCTGCGGCTAACGACATAGTACAGGTATTAAACGTACCGGCTGAGACTCTAGTTATTAATGCAGGAATTGAAGTACTAACTGCTTCACCATCAAGTGTAACACTTGACGTAGGTGACGGCGGCGATGTAGATAGATACATTGATGGTTTAGACTCAACGTCTACAGGCCATGGTGCTCAAGTAATTAACGCTTCAAACATAGGACATGTATATGGTTCTGCTGACACAATTGATGTCAAAGTGTTAGGTGCACAAGACACTGCAAGTAAACTAAGAGTATGGGCACTAATGTGCGATATAAGCGGTTCAGATGAAACTGCTTCTAACAGCTCATAATTTTAATTAATAATGGGGGCCTTTGTGCCCCCTTGCTATATGGTCAAGTATTATTGTTCTGTGTATGACAACATAGAAAAAAGATTTAGCTCTACAAATAATGCTGATGGTTGTTGGGAATCATCACGACTTGGATTAACAAAAGATTATTTTCCCGGTAATCCTAACAAAAGATTTATTATAAATAATAAACTTGAAATAATGTTTTGGGAACCAAAAAAATGTTCCGATAATACTATGAGACCAATGGGAATAGAAGAGTGTACTTTTATTTGGAATGAAAATACAAATAAGTATGATGGGGAGTGTACACAGTGTGGTCAGTGTTGTGGACTACACACAAATAAACCTTGTAAATACTTAAAAAAATATGACTGAAAAAATTAAAAAAATCTGGAATATGACTGCTAGTCAAAGAAAAATTCAATTTTTTGATGAAAGTAAAGAAGAGCTAGAAAAAAGAGTAGAAAAGATTGAAAAAAAATTAGATAAACTTTTAAACATATTGGAGAAAAAACTTGATTAGACCTTGTGATTGTGGAAGAGGATTAGAATGTGATTGCATATTACTATGCACTTGCCATTTAGAAAAAGAAATTTGTACCTGTAGAGATGCAGATGAGTAATCCTTGTACAGTATGTGGTGCACTAAGGCACGAGGATTGTGTCTGTCCAGAAGACTGCGATACTTGTAGTGCCTAAAGAACTAAAAAAAAGACTAAAGAAACAAGCTAAAAAGCTTAAACTAGGTAAAAAAAGAACTGATGCATATGTATACGGCACTATGCAGAAGATAGAAAAAAGTCGTAAAAAAAGTAGGAGAAAAAAATGAAATATGGAATGAAACCTAAAAAGAAAATGTATGGTGGAAGCATGATGAAAAAGAAAAAGAAAAAGAAAATGAATGTAGGTGGTAAGATGAAACCAGATTACATTGACTTAGACAAAGATGGTAACAAAACAGAGTCTATGAAAAAAGCTTCTATGGACATGAAAAAAACTGGAACTAAAGCTATGTATGGTGGTGCTATGAAGAAAAAGAAAAAAATGATGGGTGGCACTATGAAGAAAAAGAAAACTATGTATGGCGGCGGTATGATGACAAAACCTAAAAAGAAAATGATGTATGGCGGCAAAAACAAAAAAAAGTAAGTCTACTGTAAATAAAGCAGGAAACTATACTAAGCCTAGTATGCGTAAAAGAATATTTAATCGCATAAAAGCACAAGCATCTCATGGAACTGCGGCGGGCAAGTGGTCTGGAAGAAAGGCCCAAGCACTGGCAAAGGCTTATAAAAAAGCAGGTGGAGGATACAAGTAATGGCAGAAACAAAAACTATAAAAGCACCTAAAGGTTTTCATTTTATGAAAAACAAAAGTGGTATAAAACTTATGAAGCACACTGGAAAATTTGTTGCTCATAAAGGTGCATCTCTTACTTTAAAATTGCCAATACAAAAAAGACATGGCTCTAGCTAAATCCCAAAGAAGTTTAAAAGCTTGGGGTAAGCAAAAATGGAGAACCAAGTCTGGTAAAAAATCTAGTGAAACTGGAGAACGGTACTTACCAGAAAAAGCTATAAAAGCACTATCTGCAAAAGAATACGCCGCTACTACAAGAGCTAAACGTAAAGCAAAGAAAAAAGGTAAACAGGTTTCAAAACAACCTAAAAAAATAGCTAAAAAAACTGCGGCTTATAGGAGGTACTCATAATGGCTATTACAATGACTAGAAAAGGATTATATGCAAACATTCATGCAAAAAGAAAGCGTGGAGAAAAAATGCGTAAGAAAGGTGCAAAAGGTGCTCCTACTGCGGCTAATTTTAGAAGAGCTAAACAAACAGCTAAAAAATGAGGAAAGAACACAAGAACCCTAAAGGTGGTTTAACCGCAAAGGGTCGTGCTTACTTTAAAAGGAAAGAAGGTTCTAACTTAAAACCTCCGGTCAAACGGGGTGTTAATCCACGAAGAATTTCTTTTGCCGCAAGATTTGCAGGAATGAAAGGCCCGATGAAAGATGAGAAAGGTCGCCCAACTAGAAAGGCACTAGCACTTAGAGCATGGGGTTTTCGCTCAGTAGAATCCGCTCGTAATTTTGCAAATAAACATAAAGGCAAGAAACGTAAAAAAACTTGACAGAACATCAATTGGCGATACAATAAACAAAGGGAGACATGGCTACAACTTATTTAACATTAGTAAACAATGTATTAAATGAACTTAACGAATCTGAATTAACTTCTTCTAGTTTTTCTAGTAGTAGAGGTATTCAGACATCAGTAAAAAAGTTTGTTTTAAAAGCTACTCATGAAGTTTATAACAGCCTTTCTGAAGTACCAGATTTGTATATTTCTACATTTCAAGATACTAATGCAGGTCAAAGAACATATGATTTACCTACAACTGATTCTCCTCAAACAGGAGATAAACCATTTAGAAAAATGGATTGGCAAACATTTAGACTTGTACCAAAAGAACTAATAACAAACGGTGAATTTACTTCTGATATTAGCAGTTGGACTACAATAGCAGGTAGTGGTAGTGTAGCTTATAATAGTGGTGGTAATGGCAGATTAAGATTAAATGATTTTGCGGCACATCAATCTATATCAACTGTAGTAAATAAAAGCTATAAGATACATGTTAGAGTATTTGATTCTAATAGTGTTGGTGCGGCACTTAAAATACAAGTAGGAACTGCGGCTGAAGGAACACAAAACTTAAATACAACTTTAACTGTAGAAGATTTTGGGGCAGGAGCAGTACTAGATACTACATTTACTGCAACATCACAAACTACTTTTGTTACACTAAATAACACAGTTACTACAACTAATTTAGATGTAGACTATGTAAGAGTATCTGAAGATATACCAGTTAGAAGATTAAAATATATAACTTATGATGATTGGAATAGAAGATTTTTAGAAACAGATTTAACAAATGACCCAGATTCTTACGGCACACCAAGTATAGTTTACCCAACACAAGATAAAAAATTTGGTTTATCACCAGTACCAGATGCAAGTAATTATTCAATACAATATGAGTATTGGAAAGTACATACTGATTTATCTGCACACAGTGACACAATGGATTTAGATGATAGATTTAAAGATATAATAATTAATAGAGCAAAGTATTATGCTCATATACTACGTTCAGATTTACAATCAGCACAATTAGCTGACAGAGAATATAAAGAAGGTTTAAAAGCACTTAGAGTTGAATACATAAATAATTTTTCTTACATGACAGACCATAGAGTAAATAACGGTAGCAGAATGGGCGGATACTAATGCCTTATACCGGTTTACAAAAACCGATGGTAGTAAGTTGTGCCGGCGGCTTGGTATTAAACAAAGATGTTTTTGCAATGCATCCGGGAGAAGCTTTACAATTACAAAACTTTGAACCTAGTATTGAAGGTGGATATAGAAGATTAAACGGAACTACAAAATTTAATTCTAATATTGTGCCACAAGTTTCTTCATCAACTGAAAGAGTACAACTTTGTGCAATATTTAATGATTTAGTTATAGCGGCTAGAGGTGGCACTGTATACACAGGTTCTACTTCTGGAAGTTGGACTTCTCGTGCTACAAGTAAAGGTACAACAAATACTTATGATTTTGATAAGTATAATTTTAATGGTACTGATAAAATAATTATTGCTACGGGAGAGGCGGCGGCTTTTACATTAGACACTAGTTATAATGAAGATATAATTAATGCAACTGATGGAGGAACTGCACCTACTAATCCTAAGTTTGTAAAATCTTTTGCAAATCATATGTTTTATGGGGGTATGTCTAACGCCACATCTACATTAACATTTTCTGGCCCTTACACAGAAGATGATTTTGACACTAACGCAGGGTCAATTGTTATGGGTGATGTTATCACAGGACTTAAAGTATTTCGTGATGAATTATTTGTTTTTTGTGAAACAAGTATATTTAAGATAACAGGAACAAGCTCTAGTAACTTTGCAAAAGCCGAAGTTGCAAAAGGCATAGGTACTTTAGCTCATCATTCTATACAGGAGATAGGTGGTGACATCATATTCTTAGCGGCAGATGGTATTCGTACTATTGCAGGTACAGCAAGAATTGGTGACGTAGAGTTAGGTACGGTTTCAAAACAAGTACAAGATAGAATAA